AGAAGCACTTGAAAAAGAGGTTCCCGAATCTGCGAGAATACTCTTAGAATCAAACGTCCAAGACGAGATCAAACATGACCTCGCTCTTGGCTATATAACAAACGCTATAGGCGTTGACGAGAAGTCTGAACAAGAGGCTTTTCGACTAAGGGATGCGTGGGAAGCGCACCCTGATCACACAATAACTAAAGCATTAGTAGCTGAACGTGCTATCTTCTTTGTACTTCTGCCTTTTTTTAGGTTTAATGGCGATGCTGGTCTCAGAACGGTATCAGCTGATATATCCAGAGACGAACAAATACACGTGGCCACTAATAGCCTCGTATGTGCTGATATGGGTCTTACTCCTAGTAAATCTCTGGATAAACTTAGGAAGGCCACCATTAACTGGATAATGGAACCATTAGGTAGGAATACCTATGGCGATAAATATTTAAGCAAAAAATTCTGGCTAGATACTAGTGATCGACTTATGTATGAGGGCAAAGCTCCAGAGCTTTCCGAAACTAAGTCAGCTCGTATGCCAGCCTTCTTTGAACATTCAAATGTCAACCTACCCCAATACTCTTGAGTCCATACTTGGACCAAATCTTGAGTCAATCCTCTCGGAGTTAGAGGATATCTACCCACAAATAACTCCATCTCCAGAGGATTCTTTGGAAACAATTATGTACAGATCTGGTCAACGCTCAGTAGTTGATTGGATTAATAACCGAATTAACGAGGAAAATTAAATGGCCAAATTATCAGACAACCAACAGATAGTACAAGACGCATACAGGAAAGCCTTTAATAGGGATGCTTCTTTTGGCACTCTTGGAGGTGCTTCCTATTGGACAGATCAAATAAAAAATAATAATTTAGACGCAGCTGGTTTAGCTAAACATTTAGCAGCTTCAGCTGAAGGACAGACTGCTCAGAGAGATAAAGAGGGAAAGGTAACAAGTACTTGGATAGGTGGTGTTAATCCTAATGCGTCAATAGCTGCACAGCAACATGCAGATTCCAAACAGACAGATCCTATGAAGAAGACATGGGCTTCTCATTTCTCAGATGGAGGTGCTTTGTCTGGTGATTTATCAAATACAATATGGGCTGGTATGCCTGGTGCAGGGACGGCAACTAATGCATCAACTAATAATGTAGCTGGACTTTTAAATAATACTTACAACGCAAACAACCCTGATAGCAAATTCAAAAGTCCTTACTACAACAACGATCCAATTGTAACTAGAGATCCAGCCACCAGTACAACAAACATCCCAGGTGATGTAAGTAATGAAGGTTGGTGGAATCAGTTTGCAGATGCAGATGCCTTTAAGACATTCCTACAAGGTGATGCAAAAGAAGAAACCAAAGCTGACAATGGCATGGGTGACTTCATGAAGTTCATGATGCTGATGTCTGTCATGGGTGGTGGACGTGGTATGGGCGGAGGCGGCTACGGTGGTGGTCAATACGGCTACGGTGGATTAAACCCAGGTGGTGTACAAGCTGCTTATAACCCAATGGACCATCTACAAGGGATGGGTACATGGTTCAAGGATAACTTTGGATCAGGCTCAACATCTACTGACACAGTTAATACAGGTACAACCTAAATAAAATGAAAGCAAAATCTAGATACGACTATTTATCAAGCGAACGTACCCAGTTTCTAGACGAAGCAGAACAATCAGCGGAATTAACTCTTCCATATTTAATCTTAAAGGATCAATACTCCAAGGGAATGAAACATCTTCCTACACCTTGGCAGTCAGTAGGAGCTAAGTGCTCAGTTACATTAGCCGCAAAGCTAATGCAATCAATGCTGCCTGTTCAAACTAGCTTCTTCAAGCTACAGGTAGATGACACTCAACTTGGTGAGGAATTTGGTCCCGAAGTTAAATCAGAATTAGACTTATCATTTGCAAAGATTGAACGCACTATCTTGGAGGCTATTGCAGCTTCCAATGATCGTGTAATTGTGCATGAAGCTTTACTACATTTAGTAATAGCAGGTAATGCATTAATCTTTATGGATAAGGAAGGTCTGAAAGTTTATCCGTTGAATCGCTACGTTGTAGAACGAGATGGTAACGGCAATGTGATTGAAATAGTAACGAAAGAAACAATTGCAAAGAAATTAATAGAGGATGAACTACCAAAGGATGTACTTAATGAGTATGGTACGGTAGTTGATAGCTCAACTGATGATATTGATGAGTGCGATATCTACACCCACATCACACGAGACAATAACAGATACGTCTGGCATCAGGAAGTACATGGTCAAGTACTACCAAAATCCCACGGGAAAGCTCCTGTCGATGTATCCCCTTGGATCGCACTGAGATTTAACTCAGTAGATGGAGAGGATTATGGACGGGGAAGAGTCGGCCAATTTATAGGCGACTTAAAATCACTTGAAGCACTGTCCCAAGCCTTAGTGGAAGGGTCAGCAGCTGCAGCTAAAGTTGTGTTCACAGTATCACCTTCCAGTACAACTAAGCCGAGCACCCTTGCAAAAGCAGGGAACGGCGCAATTGTGCAAGGTAGACCTGATGACATCGGCGTTGTACAGGTAGGTAAAAGTGCCGACTTCGGTACTGCTTTTCAGATGATGCAACAACTAGAACGCAGACTTAATGAAGCGTTCTTAGTTATGCAAGTTAGACAAAGTGAACGCACTACAGCTGAAGAGGTACGCCTCACACAGATGGAGTTAGAGCAACAGTTAGGTGGGCTATTCTCATTACTAACTACAGAGTTCTTACTACCATACTTAAGTAGAATACTTAATCAATTCCAAAAGTCTGGTAAGATACCAAGGCTACCAAAGAACATTGTTAAACCTACCATTGTAGCTGGTGTTAATGCACTAGGTCGTGGTCAGGATAGAGAAAGCTTAGGTCAATTCCTAACAGTCATCTCACAAACAATGGGTCCAGAGGCAGTACAGAAGTTTATCAACCCAGAGGAAGTAATCAAAAGACTTGCAGCCTCCCAAGGTATTGATGTATTGAACTTAGTTAAGTCAATGCAAGAGATACAAGGTCAAGAGCAACAAGCACAACAAATGGCTATGCAGCAACAGCAACAAGAACAACAAGTTGCAATGATGAAGACTCCAATGATGGACCCATCTAAGAACCCTGCATTAGCTGGTGATCAACAACAACCACCTGAACAAGAATGAGCGAAGATCAAACATTATCAATGGAGTCACCATTACCGACTGAGAATGCTCAGGACGTTACTGACTTAACAATAGAAGAAAAAGACTCTCTATTAATTGGAGAGGATATGGAACGCCAGGGGGAGAACTTACTGGCTGGTAAATATAAAGACGCTTCCGAATTAGAGACTGCCTACAAGGAACTCGAAAAGAAATTGGGCGAAAAATCTGATGGTGATTCAGAGGAAGTCGAATCAGAATATGAAACTGAATCATCAGAATCAAATGATTATGAGCGGAATTTATTAGATGCTCTCTGGGAAGAGGGTACTAGTAACTCATTAACTAAGGAGACTTTTGAAGAGCTGAAGAATATGGACCCTGTTGAAGTAGCTAAGATGGCTATGCAACAGCGAAGTAGATCTTCCAAACCTGAGTCTGTAGATTTCACTGATTCAGACGTTGATCAGATTCAAGGTTTAGTAGGAGGTGAAGAGAACTATAATAATATGTTGGGATGGGCGCAGCAAAACGTACCAGAACAAGAGATAGAATTATTTGATTCAGTAATGGATCAAGGTAATAGACTAGCTGCTTACTTTGCTGTTCAATCTATGGCATTGAAGTATCAAGATGCAGTTGGTAGAGATGGTCAAATGGTCAAAGGCAAAGCACCTAAATCACAAGGTGATGTATTTAATAGCCAAGCGGAATTAGTTGAGGCTCAACGTGATCCAAGATATGAAACTGATGAGGCTTATCAAGACGCAATACTAGCTAAGTTAGCACGTTCAGACATTAATTTTTAACTATGGGATTAAAAAAAATCAAAAGTAATCTTAACGAATTCTACGATGCTTTTAAAAGCGATGTAAAAACAGTTACTAATGCTGTAAAAAACAGAGATAAAAACTATCGTAAACATATGGGACTACCTTCTAAAAATAAAAAGTAACTTTAATTATGCCTAAAGGAAAAGGAACATACGGTACCAAGAAAGGTAGACCCCCTAAGAAGTAGGTAGACATGGCGACCTGACATATCATCCTCGCCTTACACCTATCAATTAATTTAATGCCTACTACAACCGAATACGGTAAGCAAAACATTTTCGCAAACGAAACACCCCCACGATTAATGAACCAAAAAGAACAAGAGATCCTCTTCCACGATGCAGAGGAATTAAATGGCCGCTTAGCAATGATTGGATTCGTTGCTGCAGTAGGAGCTTATCTTTTCACTGGAGATATTATACCTGGAGTATTCTAGGTTGACTCAACGCCACGTCCGTTCATCCCCATGGGACGCATGACGACCTAAGCATGGAACGGGGCTTAGGTACTTGGAGATTAATCATGACTGTAAAAGTTACTTACAAGTATCGTGGCATCACTTATACAAAATCAAAAACAATTTAATTAAAATGAAAACACTTGCACTTGCTCTCGCAACAACCACTCTAGCGTCTGCACCTGCATTCGCGGGAGTATATGTTAACACTGAATTGAATCAGGGTTACACAGGTTCTGACTATTTTGGTAGAGCCATTGACTTCCACGTTGGATATGAAGGAGGTACTGATAAGGTAGCTTACTATGTTCAAGGTGGTCCAACAGTACTTGCAACTGAAGGTATTGATGGTACTAACACTGAGATCTCTGGTAAGATCGGAGCTAACCTTAAGGCAACTGATAAGGTAGGCTTCTATGGTGAGTTCGCTGGCATCACAGCTGGCGATTTAGACAATGTATATAACGTTAAGGCTGGAGCTAAGTATACTTTCTAATGTCACATCATCAATCAGACTGCGAAGGAGATAAGGCACAGATCACAAGCCTTACACCCGAACCCGAATTCTCTAAATCAGGAATCCCTCTACACATGATGGACCCACTTACGATTGAAGAAGAAATTCCAGCTGATGATATGCCAGACATAGGTATTGAAGAAGCTTTAACAACTTTATAAATAGAGAGGTACTTCGGTACCTTTCTAGCGAGCTTAGTTTAGCGGTAAAACTCTAGCCTTCCAAGCTAGGTTCATCGGTTCGATTCCGATAGCTCGCTTTTGGCTCTTGGCCTGTTACGACAGATACCCATTAGCCGTCTAGACGGTGGGAAAGACCACAAAACATTCAATTTAATTTGCATGCGAAGAAGATTTATACAACTCATAAAATTAAAACATAGATAAATGGCACATCAGAATGCCTCTGGCACCGCCACTTCGTTAACCCGTCAGGGCCAAGCGAATAGTGCAGGTGACGTAAGAGCACTATATCTCAAGCTGTTCTCAGGTGAGATGTTCAAAGGATTCCAAAACAATACAATTGCTAGGGATCTTCTCATGAAGAGAACTTTAAAGAACGGTAAATCATTACAGTTCATCTACACAGGTCGCACCACGAGTGAATTCCACACACCAGGAAAACCAATCTTGGGTAACAGTGATGGCGCACCTCCAGTAGCAGAGAAGACTATCACAGTTGATGATCTTCTTATCAGTTCAGCTTTCCTTTACGAGTTAGACGAAGTTCTTGCTCACTACGATTTGAGATCAGAGATCTCTCGTAAGATTGGATATGCTCTAGCTGAGAAATATGACAGACTCGCTTTCAGAGCTGTTACACGTGGAGCACGTAAGCCCTCACCTATCACTAAGACAAACTTTATAGAGCCAGGTGGAACTCAGATTCGTGTTGGTACAACAACCAATGACTCTGATGCTTATGTACCTGCAAACCTAGTTAATGCGTTTTATGACGCAGCTGCAGCCCTTGATGAAAAGGGAGTCAGTACTGATGGTAGAGTAGCGGTATTAAACCCACGTCAATACTACGAACTCATCCAACAAGTAGGTGAGAACGGTCTAGTTAACAGAGACTCACAAGGTTCATCTCGTCAGAGTGGAACTGGAATTACAGAGATCGCTGGTATCAAGATTTACAAGTCCATGAACATTCCGTTCCTTGGCAAATATGGTACTGCTTACGGTGGTACAACTGGCGTTACTGCCCCTACTAATGTAGGTAGTTTCGTTGGTCCAACATTAGACAACGATGTTGCAGACTCTGATACAGGTATTAATAACGATTACGGTACAGCTGCTGAAGTAGGTAGTAAGTCTTGTGGACTTATCTTCCAACGTGAAGCTGCAGGTATTGTTGAAGCTATCGGTCCTCAAGTTCAAGTAACTAAAGGAGATGTTTCGGTTATTTACCAGGGGGATGTGATATTGGGTCGCTTAGCATGTGGGGCAGATTATGTCAACCCTGCTGCTGCAGTTGAACTTTATGTTGGTGCTTCTGCACCTTCTGCTTGGGGTGCATAACCCTATTAAGGGAGTCTTTATGGCTCCCTTTTTTTTATTCACAAATATTTATACCTATGGCTTTCCCTACCACTAATGCTGCTCAAGAATTACTTGCTATAAATCAAATACTGATGGCTTGTGGTCAGGCACCAGTCACCACTTTGGATGAAACCAACCCAGACGTTGCGATTGCTTATCAAACACTTTTAGAAGTTAGTAGAGAAGTTCAAAGTGAAGGCTGGTCCTTTAACAAGGAAGAGCATTATGACATGACACCAGATAGTAACAATGAAATTGTCATACCCAACAACATGTTACAAGTTGATCTACATCAACCATCAGCGAGTGATAAGAATGTAGTAAGAAGAAACGGTAAATTATATGACAAACAAAACCACACTGATCAATGGACAGATGGAGCTGTAGAGTGTGATATAACTTGGCTATTTGACTGGGTAGATCTACCACGTCCTATACAAGATTACATCACAGCCAGAGCTTCCTCTATTACCTCTAGTAGAATAGTTGGTGATAGCACACAGTATCAAATGCTTCAACAGAAGGAAGCATACATGAGAGCTATGGCTCTTGAATACGAAACAGCCCAAGGTGATTATTCATTCTTTGGACACGCTGACGGAGGACACCCTTATGTCAGTTATGAACCTTATCATGCACTTTCTAGATAATGGCAGCCGTAACTCAAAAGATACCACACTACTTAAGTGGCGTATCTAAACAAGCAGATAGTAAGAAAATTCCAGGCCAAGTAAAAGAGTGTTTGAATGGATTCCCTGATGTAACACTAGGCTTAACTAAAAGACCTGGGCTAAAGTTTATTTCAAAGTTAAAAAATTCAAGTGGTACAGACTTTAGTGGTACTCAATTAGATGGAGCCAAGTGGTTCTATATCAACAGAAGTGCTACTAAATATATAGGATGTGTCACACCTAAAGTAGGTAATACTAATGGTACAATCCATGTATGGAATGCTGATACAGGGGCAGTATGTACGATTACAGATAAAACAACTAATGCAGCTATAGGAGCACATGCATATCTTGATGGAACTAAATCAAACTATGATGTACTAACTGTAGACGCAGCTACATTCATAACAAACAATTCAAAAGTTATCACAGCTAAGGCAGCTCCTACATTTGTAGCTGCTAGCAGAGGAACCGTGTTACTTACTGGTACTGCTCTTGATATGATCAGTCAAGACTGGGAAGTTAAGTTAGGTGGTACAGCTATACTTGCAGAGAAGAGTGCTATTCAAGTAGCTACAGCTACATCAGATTCAGATGATAAGTATGAAGATGTACTAACAAAAATCAAAGCTGCAATTGATGCTAAGAATATCACTGGTATGACATGTACTAAATACGGTACATCTCTACAATTAGATTATCAGCTCAATGTTGGTGGTAATCAAACCTTAACTCCATTCACCTTAGAAGCTAAAGGTGGTGCAGATAATAAGAGGTTAGTTGTCTATCAGGATCACGCATTAGATGAAGCATCGTTACCTCCTAACTCATTCCATAACCATGTTGTAGGTATTACTAATGGAGATAGAGATTCAACTAATGATATCTATGCAAAGTTTGTAGCAGATAACGGTACAGCTGGAAAGGGTTATTGGAAGGAAACACTTGCTCCTAATATTTCTACAGGATTAACTGCATCGACTATGCCTCATAGGTTAGTAAATACAGGAGCTACTACTTTTGATTTTGAGGAGATACCCTGGGAAGACAGGATGGTAGGTAGTGATATCACAAATCAACACCCTGTATTTGTTGGTAAAACTATTACTAAACTCTTCTTTCATGATGCTAGGTTAGGTGTATTAACTGAAGATAATGTAGTACTCAGTAAAGCAACTAAACCATATGACTTCTATAGGATTACAGCTAGATTTGTATCGTCAGGAGATCGAGTATCTCTAAACTGTGCCTCTCTTAGACCTTGTAAACTATTCTCTGTTAAACCATTCAGACAGGGTTTAGTACTGTTTGCTAAGAACCAACAGTTCTTGATGTATGGAGAAGAGAACGGTCAGTTGTCTCCCAATGCATCAAAGATAGCTCCCATGTCAAACATGGAAATGAGTGATGATGTTGAGCCAATAGACATTGGTACTCACATGAACTTCATTAGCAAGACTCCTAACTTCGTTAGGGTGTTTGCTATGACAACTAAAGGTTTAGGTGAGAGTCCAGACATCCTTGATATAGGTCGTGTAGTTAATGAGTGGATAACGATTGATGTAGATACACTTGTAGCCAGTATACAGAATGAGTTCATTGCTATGTCTGCACAGGATAGTAATGAGATATTCTTCTATAAGACTTACTCAAATGGTAAAGAACTATTGATGGAGTCTTGGTTTAAGTGGAGTTTACCTGGAACTGTTCAGGGTCTAGCCTTAGATCAGGATGATATGTATTGTGTTAATAAGAACACCTATACACTTACAGATGGTAGTGGTAATGTAACTACACATTATCAGTACACATTATCTAGTTCAAACCTAACTCAAAGTCCAGAGGTATCCATAATCACTAACGTTGATGGTCAGAAAATCAACCCTTGTATGGATCTTTATTCATTACCAACTGAAATTAGATATAGAAATATAGTATCAACCACTATAACAGCTGGTGGTAGTGGCTATACATCACCACCTACAGTTACAATTACTGCACCCTACAGTGGTACAACTGCAACTGGTACAGCAACCATATCAGGTGGTGCTGTCACAGGTATAACATTAACTAATGTAGGAATAAACTATCAATACACCCCTACAATTAGTTTCTCTGGAGGAGGAGGTAGTGGTGCTACAGCCACTGCAACTATAGATGCAGTAGATAGATCTAAATGCTACCTACCTTATGCATACTTACAAGGTCCAAAGAATGTACTAATTGTTAGTGGTACAACAGCAGCTGGTACATATAATAACTCAGGATTCACTATTACCCCAGAGGTAGATGCAGATGGTACATACTTCATAGTACCTGGACAGAACCTTACTAGCATTGCAAGCAATGTATATGTAGGTTATGCCTATAATTTTGATGTAACATTACCACAGATATACTACCAATTAGATCAAGATGGTAAGAGTGTTGACTTTACAGCAAGCCTTACAATATCAAGACTTAAGTTTGATGTAGGTTTATCAGGTGTATTAGGTTTTAAACTTAAAGCAATAGGTAGATTTGCAGGTAAAAAAGAATTCACAGGAGATAACTCAACTACTGAATTCGAATGGATTGCATCTGATTTATCTTATGTAGACAGAGAACAAGTAAAAGTAAAAATTAATAATGTAACTTCTACAGCTTGGGATTTTGAAAGTGATACTAAAATAAAATTTGACACTGCCCCTGCTACAGGGGATGCGATACTTGTCTATCTAGATGAGTGGTATCAATTACAACCAATAACCTCAGCTAACACTTACCTAGCTGATGATGTACCTTTAGATGATTCAACAGTATTCACACTACCTGTACACCAAAGAAGTAAGAACTTCACCTTACGAGTCTTCAATGACTCACCATTTCCCGTCTCTCTTAACTCGATGATGTGGGAAGGAAACTACTCACCGAGATTTTATAGGAGGACTTAAGATATGGCATGGCAATTTTGGGCAGCTGCAGCCTTAACAGGCGCATCAAAGTGGGCAGCTGGAAGAGACGCAAAGAAAGCTAGGAATAAAGAAGACGCTTTTTATCAGAAGAAGTATGATGAGTTTGATTTTCCTAGTTGGGAGATGCAAGGTGCAAGGCTAATTGCTAATAGAGATGAACAGATAAGAGGTATTCAACTTGCAGCTCGTAATGAATTAAAGCTAGCTAAGTTTAAAGATAAGAATAATTTAAGGAATTATCAGCAGAAATTAAAGATAGCTAACTACGAACATCAAACAAAGATGGGTCAGTATTATAAATCTGAAAGCTTATATCGTAGAGCTGTAGGTGAAGCGAGAGATCAAAAGAAAATACAAGATGAAGAAAATAGAGCTAAGTTTGCTTACCAGAATGAAGATCGAATAGTAGATAGTATAAGATTAAAGAGTGATCTGATGGCTAAAGGTCAATCAGGTCAGAGTGCAATAGAAAACTACCAATCTCAAATAGCTGAGACTGGAAGTGAATTAGCAATATTATCTAGAAATATGATGAGCGCAGACCGTGAGTCACGTATGCAGCTTAGAACCTTCCTGACTCAAGCTGATGCTCAACGTATGATAAGACCTACTAAAGCACCAGATCCACTTAAACCATTAAAGACACCGATCTCTGAACGAATGTTACCTAGAGCACTGGAGGAATTTGACTTTGGACCTAAGCCTATCAAGGGTGTATCTTTCCAAGCAGTTCCAAGTATGTTCAGCACAATAGCTAGTGCAGCTGGTGCAGGGTTCTCAGCATATACCTCATCACTTGATGGTGGAACAGGATCACTTGGAGATATGTTCTCAATTAAATCATAAACAATGTCTAGAAGAAAAATCACACCCGAATTGCAAGCAATCGGTAAAGGTTTTAGCAACATAGACCCTGGCTACGCAAAGTTAACCCGTATGCGGGAAGACGACAATCAAAACTTAGCTAACTTAAAGGAAGCTGAAAAAGAGCGTAGAGAAAGGGATCTAACAGCTGAAGCAAACTTAGAAAGGATACAGAAAACAGAGGAAGCTAATCTTAAAGATATCTATATCGAAGATAAAGTTATAGATACAAGAGAGAAAGCACTCAAGGTTAATAAAGGAATCTTTGAAGATAACTTTGAAAGAGAACAAAAAGCAGATAAAGCTAAAGCTAAAGAGGTACAGAATTTTCTTACTGAATTAGTACCGCAAGCTGTTGGAGATGTTGATAAACTTAATAAACACAACTGGGATGTTGATCAAAGCACAAGTACTAAGTTTCATTTGAAGCATGGTATCTCTCTTGATGATCAGATTGCACTTGATTTATTAGAAGAGCATCAATGGGCTAAAGGTGAAGAGCTAGAGCTACTAGCTGATCAGTTAAGAGAAGAAGGATTCACCATCGAAGAAGAGATGTGGGTCCGTGGTAAGAACAGTGCATCTGAATATGGAAGAAGAAAAGCTTATTCAATCATTGTTGGTAATCAGTTTGAACAGTGGGCTTTACAGCAACTTCCAAAAATGGAAGCTGATACAGCTGCACAGAAAGAAGCTGCAATGGAAATACTTGCAGATAAGTATTTAGAAGTTCATGGCCTAAAAGGTTTTAGTGCTGATTTCTTGGAGCCAATGTTCCAAAAGATGAGATCTTCTACCAGTAAGATTGTTAACGGTGCTAGAAGAAGTGAGTCTATTCAAAAAAGCCAGATAAGAAGTAAAGATCATATACAAGTATTAGCAGCTTCTTATAACACAACCTCTGGAGGTGCAGCTCTTAACAACCTCATGCTGCAGAAGACTAGAGAAATAGATCCTTCAACAGGAACAAGTCTTTCCCCTTCCGAAGCTAAGTTGAAAATCTTTACTGATGTTTTAAAGAATATAGATAACTTTCCTAGTGATGCTGATGTCTACAAGCTGTTGAATGAGACTAAGCTAACTCATATGAATAAGACTTGGGCGGCTGCTAATCCAGAGCTAGTCCGAGACTTGATGAATAATAGAAGGATAGAGAAAGAGAACAGAAAGACAGTATCTAAAGCTGTACTAACAGCTAAGAGGCGAGAGGAAAGAGCTGAATTCAAAGCATTCCTAGATGACCCAACTAGATATAACGGTGATGCTAGAGTTGTACAACAAGGTATAGACCAGTTATTTGCTAGTGGTCATACATCAGAGGAACTTGCACCATTCTTAGTTTACTTAGATCAGAGTGTACAAGGTAGAGCTGATGGTGATTTCTGGAGAGAACAAATCAATGATTTAGCTCTTAACAACTCACTATCTACTGAGGATCTAACAGGTCCATACGTACCTACAGATCTAAAGAATAAGTATTGGAAACAGGCTGCTCAGAATGATCAACTATTCAGCACAATAGATCTCAAATCCATTGTTAAAGATGACCTTGGTGGAGCACTCAGAGCTGCACTGAAGGAAGACAGTTTGACTACTGCTTTACACCCTAGTTTTGAGAAAGCTAAGCGTCATGCAGAATTAGAGTTTAGAAAGGAGTTCTTAAGGAATGGTGGTGATGCTGATAAGGCACTACAGAACATCGAACTTAAAATCAAGAATGGTACTGGTAAGTACTCAGTCATAGAGCCAGGGAAGCAAGAGATAGCAAATGGTGTTACATCATTCTTTGCTTCTTTCACTCCAGGTAATCATGATAATGCACCTCCTATTTTAAATGTATCTACCTTTAAAGAAAGACAGAAGATCAAGCAAAGAGTAGCTAAAGATCCAACTCTTCTACACAGAGATCTTCTAATTAAACCTGAGAAACTAAGGGATATAGCTAAAGCTATCAAAGAAGGTAGAAGCTATCGTCTCCCAGAGGTATTCTATGAGTTATCTGGTTACAACCCCAGTGTTATGGGTAGTCCTATAGATATATGGCAGCAACAACTTAAAGCTGCTCAGGATCATGGATACTTAGAGAAGATGGATCTAAAGATAGAAGACTTTAAAGGAACTATGTTTAGAGATTCCAAAGACCCACTAGGTAAGGAGATCATTCAAACTCTTAGGACTAAAGCTGATTTCAGAAAGGTATTACAGCTGACTTATAAACCAAACTCAGCACAAGATCCAAAGTATATGTCACCTATAGTAGCAGGTACTGTTACCAAAACACTTCCACCTGTATATACAGAAGAAATACCAGTGATTTTAGATCCTCAAACACAACAGTTCCTAAAAGATAGCGATGACTTTGATTATGAAATACAAGAGGGTACTAATGTTGGACGTTTCTATAGAGTGGGGTTATGATGGATAACGAAGAATTAATTAAACAACAAAGTGAAATTGTTAAGCAGGGAATGAAGAGGGATGCAGAGGAAGAGTTAAAAAGGATTGAAGAAGGTAACACCTACAACGCTCCTAACACTTGGATATACTCTGACCCTGAAGATAAAGATTCTCAGGTAATAGATCAAGCTGAGACAGTACTCCAAGGTGGAGAACTGCAGGATACTCAACCAACTCCTGAACAACCACCTATGCAACCTAATGAGGGTGGTTTTGCTCAATGGCATAAAGACCGTGAGCTAAACATGAACCCTGCTAACTGGGCTTATATGGCTGGTATGGCTGCACTAGATGTACCATTTGATGTCGTAGGTCTAGTTCCTGGTTTAGGTGGCATAGACGATACTTGGGATGAAATGACCAAGTTTGATGATGAGAACGCTAACAAGTTTAGAAGTGTAGCTAGTTTCTTAATGCCTACTGTTTTTGCAGTAAGTAAGTATTCTAAGTTCCTTAATGCAACTAAGCTTACAGGTCTAACAAAAGCAGTTGCTAATGTTGGAGGTGTGGGTTTGATTAACGGTACTGTAGCTACTATCAGTGACTACGGTGAGAATGCTGAGAATAGACTACTAACACACCCTGATAACTTTAAACGTATGGCTGAGTGGTATCCAGAGACATTTGGACCACAGGGTACATATGCTATCCCAGAGGATCTAAAGACCATTGATGGTACTGATCCAGAGATTAATAAACTATTAGCTGCTATAGATGAAACAGCTCTTAGTGGTGTGGGTGATTTAATAGGTTATGCCCTGAATGCTGGTAAGCCACTTCTATGGAATATCAAACCATTAGATCAGACTTCATTCATCTGGAAACGTAAAGAGCAGCTTAAGAATTTAGGCCAGGAAGCTAAGAAAAAGATTATTGATCTTGACCAGTCTCTCAAGAGTGGTCTATTAGATGAGACTCAAACTCTAGGAGTAGCTCAACAGAAGAATGCTGTAATTGATACAGCTGTTAATTCTGCTGAATCAGGTGAGGATTACGTCACTAGAAATCAAAGATCTAGACAGAGATCAATTGACCGTAAAGGAATTGATGCTTTAAATAACCCTATAGAAGATCCTTGGCAAGATACATTCAATCCTAATGTTGCTCAAAAACTAGCACCAGAAACAAAACTAACTGCTAAACCAGAGATTCCTGGAGCTGCAGCTAAGAATACAATTGATGTAGCTGCACAAGAGATGGGTGAGAAGTCTAGAAATTCTGTACCTACAGCTCCTTATACAGATGCTATGAGGAAGAAGGGTTTACAACTAGGCAAGTCTCATTACCTTGTAGCTGAGATAGCTCAGAAAGTTAAACAATCTGGAGAGTATATAGACTTCCAAGATAAGTTCCCTAAAGGTAAGAGATCAGAAGCTGTGTTTAAGATCTATGAAAAGATCATGAAACCAGATACTGCAGATGGGTTACGCAACCTTTTAAGTGATCCTGAATACCTAACAAGAACAACACTTAAAGATGAGATGCTTAAATCTCAAAATGTTTCATGGTTAAATCCAGATGCTACTGAGGCTGCAGCTGTAGCTATCAGTGACTTATTAGATGTTTACTTAGGTAGAGAAACAATAGAAACCTCTGCCAGAGTTATGTCTACTCTTGGTAAGGAGATATCAGCTATCTCTAAAGGTACCGTAGAGTTCGGAAACCTTATGGATGATGCAACAGTAACTAAGAATCTAATGGATCGTATTGAGTTACTTGAATCTCTGTATGGTCAATCTAAGTATCAAGCTGGTTGGCAGCTACAAAACTTGAAGTGGTGGCAACGCTGGTTAAAAGGTGACGCTGCTGAACAAGCTGCTAGGACATTTGAAGAGTTTAATCAGAATGCAATAACCGAACACTCTAAGGTTAAAGCTTTTAGAGAGACATTGATGTCTGCTAAGAAGGATCATCCTGAACTAGTTAACACTCTAAAAGCAGCTTATGACTATAGCGATGGTAATGTAGATACTATCATCAAACTAAACAAGTGGGCTAAAGAGCAGGTTGATCCTCGTGGATTGATCTACAGCAGCGGAGATGGTATGAACCTCTTTGCTAAAGGAGCTTGGGCTGTTACATATAACAACGTTCTATCTGGTTTATCACCATTGAGAGCAGCGATAGGTAATGGTTCTGCTTTGATACTTAAACCAATAACTACATTTGCTAGAGCTGGTTTAACTAAGGTTATGTCTAAGAACTCTGAACCTTGGGAAAGAGCAATCTATCTACATGGTTCAATGTTTGAGACTACTCGTAGAGCAATGAGTGATGCCATGACTCGTATGGCAAAAGTCCATAGTGATCCAGACTTCATGATGAAGGCTGTTCGTAAGGACTTTGTTATAGAAGAGGATGCTGCCTATGGAATCATTGATGATATGGCAGAGCATTGGCAAAAGACAGGTGATAACGCAAGTCAATTCTATTATGGATGGGCTAAGTTCAACCGTTCTATGGCACGGATGAAGTGGATGAGAATGGGTATGACTGGTATGGCAGGGGTTGACGCATTTACTGATACCTTTATGGCTACCTTTAACTCCAGACTTAAAGCTTATGATGATGTATTTGGACAAGTTGGTAAAACAGTAGATCCCCAAGTATTCTCACAACATCTCAAGAAAGCTGAGATGGATAACTACCACAGGATGTTTGATAAAGATGGTCTATTAACTGATGCAGCTGCAAAGAACGCATCAGGTGAGGTCGCTTTAAACCTTGATGATGGTATGTCTACTTGGCTTAATGAAGGATTAGGGAAAGTACCAGCTATGAAGACATTAATGATGTTTCCTAGAACTGGTATTAACCAAGTCAAGATGGCTCTTTCCTACACACCAATTGGAAAGATACCTGGATTTAAGAGTAAGTATGCAAAAATCCTACAGGCTGGTAATGATGAGCAACTCATTATAGAAGCACTAGCACAACACGGAGTTGACTACAAGAATACTCCTAATGCTATGGCTATATATAAGCAGCTTAGAGATGAGTACGAAGGTCGTATGATGGTTGGTAGTGCAACTGCAATCATGGGATATTGGTATGCAATGTCTGGAAACATCAGAGGTAATGGACCTGCTAATGCTTCAGAAAGACAGGACTTAATGAGAAAAGGCTGGAAGCCATATACTGTAAACATAGGTGGTAACTGGGTTAGCTATAAAGGCATACCTATGGTTGAACAGATGTTTGCATTGGTTGGTGACTTAGCTTATAACCAAACAGCTTTAGGTTCTAACTTAACTACTGACTTCCTAGATAAACTTGGTTGGACTATATCAGCTACATACCTAAATAATACACCTCTATATGGTATTGAACCATTCATGGCTATTATGAACGGTGATGAGGCTGCATTTAAGAGATTAGCTGCTAACATAGCTAGAGGTGCTTTACCTATGTCTGGTGCTCATGGTGTAGTAGCAAATGCTATTACTCAAGCACAGAAGGATATCTATGATGATGCAACTGGTTACTTATTAAACACAACTATTGGTAAAGCTACATTACCTTCTCAGATTGACCATTGGACAGGTGAGAAGATTAATGAAATAGATAATCCTTTACTTAGGATTATGAATGCTGCTAGTCCTATTAAGGTACATGGCGGTGAGGAACCTTGGAGACTATGGTTAATCAACAGTGGATTTGATGATATCGGTATTCTTAAAAAGAAATTCGATTCTGATGTTGAATACACTGCTGAAGAAAGACAAGCTATAGGTCGCCTTATGGGTGAAGATCAGCTATGGAAGAAGGTTAATAAGATGATGAATGAGCCTAGATGGAATGAAGAGCTTAATAACTTAAGACAAGTCATTAATGATCCTTCTGCCTCTGCAGCTGATGTTAAACGATATAAAGATCAATTACCTGTCTATCAACGTCTAAAGAAAATACTTAAGGATTCTCAAAAGAGAGCTGAAGCTAGACTAGCTATGGACCCTAATTATAAGCACTTAGATATACAAGGTACTGGTAGAGCTATTGTTAAACAGAAGATGAAGCAAGGTAAGGTGAAGGATGCTAGGAGTCAATCTCAAACAAACCAAGAAAGAATAAAGGATATATTAAATAAAACTAAAAACAAGTAACAACAACACACAATGGCAGTTACAGAAAACACAATAAATAGTACGGGGGCAACCACGTACAACTTCACATTTGAATATCTTAAGACCAGCGACATTAAAATTAGTGTCGATGGCACGGATACAGCAGAATTCACCATGCCAACTGCTACATCCGTAAAATTTAATACAGGACACGTACCCGCCAGTGGAAAATCTATTAGAGTTTATCGTGATACAGATGTTGATAACTTATCAGCTACCTTCTATGCAGGGTCTGCTATTAAGTCACAAGATCTAAACGATAACTTTAATCAAAACTTATATGTTACTCAGGAAGCTAAGCGAGATTCATCATCCGCTTGGCAGACTGGTGATGAGACAATTAAAAGTACTGAAACTTGGCATACAAGTGATGATACAAAGGTAGGTACTACTAAAGCTATTGAGAACCGTGTCACTGACAAGATTAAAACAGCCTTAACTACTGATGTATCAGGTGGTGACGGTGTAACTATTGTTGATAACAGCCCTGCTAGTGGTCAGATAAGAGTTGATCTAGATGCTGATATTGCAACTCTTAAAGATATGCAGTCTGGAGCAGCTACTCAGTTAGCAGCTTTAACCAGTACAGAGTTAGCTATCTTAGATGGAGCAACAGTTAGTACAGCTGAGTTAAACCTATTAGATGGTGTTACTTCAACTACAGCTGAACTGAATATCTTAGATGGTGTAACAGCAGATAAGGATGAGATTAATCTTTTAGATGGAGTTACTTCAACTACAGCTGAATTGAACATCCTTGATGGAGTTACAGCTACAAAGGATGAGTTAAATATTTTAGACGGAGTAACCTCCACGGCAGCTGAATTAAACATTTTAGATGGTGTCACAGCTACTAAAGATGAATTGAACATACTAGATGGTGTAACATCTACAGCAGCTGAATTAAACATATTAGATGGAGTAACGTCAACTACAGCTGAATTAAACATTTTAGATGGTGTTACTGCTACTACAGCAGAACTGAATAAAACAGATGGTTTAACATCCTCTACTGCTGAATTAAATATACTAGATGGAGTAACTGCTACTACAGCAGAACTAAACTTACTTGACGGTGTAACAGCTACTACAGCTGAATTAAATAAAACAGATGGTCTAACCTCTACACCTACAGAACTAAACATACTTGATGGTGCTACTACTAATACATCTGAAATTAATAAATTAGATGGTGTTACTGCTAGTACTGCAGAACTGAACATAGTAGCTGGTAAGTCCTTTAAAACTTCCAGTGGAACCTTAGACACAACAAGTGATACAGAGATACCTTCTTCAAAGGTTATTGCTGCTCACGTTGCTAGTTCTCAAACTGCTATTGGTGGTTTCGTAACTATTGCTGATGAAGTAAGCTTTCCAGCTACATCAAGTATGCCAGCTAACGGTGTTGTTGTTAGTATCAATAATGCAGCTGGCGTGGTTGTTAATGGTTCAGGTGTATCTACAACTGGACGTACAACTGATGGAACACCAGCTACAGTTACTATTAATAACTTTCCTAGTTCATTAAATGGAGAGACATTAGCTGCTGGTGTTGGTTTAATAGTAACAGCTACTTCTACTGCTAATACCTATAACTATCACAAGATTCTAGCTGCTGAAACAGACGTTAAACAATTAAGTGATGACATAAACGACTTCAACGCTAGATACCGTGTAGCTGGTTCTGCACCTGGATCTAACAATGATGCTGGTGACATGTACTTTGACACCGCAGCTAACAAGATGAAGGTGTACAACGGTACAACTAATGCTTGGGATGACGTTGCTTCAGTTGGTAATTTCTATATTAATACAATCTCTAGTTCCTCTGGTACTGGTGGTGGTAGTGCAACATTCAATGGTAGTGCATACAGATTTACTCTGTCTAATGCACCTACTATGGCTCAACAATTAATAGTTAGTGTCAATGGAGTTATTCAGAAACCTAATTCTGGAACATCACAACCCTCTGAGGGATTTGCAATTTCTGGCAACGATATCATTTTTGCTGCCGCCCCTGCTGCTGGTAGCGATTACTTTATCGTCACGCAAGGATCATCAGTAAGTATTGGTACACCTAGTGATAATACAGTTACATCAGCTAAGATTGTTGATGGTAGTATTGTTAATGGAGATATATCTAGCAGTGCAGCAATTTCGGAAGGCAAGTTAGATATACACAACGCACCAGCTACAGGTAAATACCTTAAGTACACATCCAATGGAATGGAGTGGTCTGATGGTGCATCTGAAGGTACTGATGTTAAATCAACAGGCGAATCAGGTGGGACTAAGTTCCTGAGAGAAGATGGTGATGGAACAAGTTCTTGGCAATCAGTACCAGCAGGTGTTGGTGGTGCTAACGGTGCTGACTTTAACGATGATGTTAAAGCTCGGTTCGGTACTGGAAATGATCTAGATATATATCATACAGGTACTGGTAACCACACCTGGATAAAAGATGATGGTACAGGTGATTTTACCATTCGTAAAAATAACGCTACTAATCTAAAATTACAAGGTAACGCTGTTTATGTACAAAATGGAGCAGGAACTGCTACTTATTTTAAAGGAGTAAATACAGGAGAAGTTGAACTTTTTCATAATGCAGCGAAAAAATTAGAGACGACTTCGGGTGGAATAAACGTAACGGGTGCAATAACTGTTAATGGAGCCGCCCTAGAAACATCTCCTACTTTAACTGGAGTAGCTGATGGTGCGCTTGTCGCTAATAAGCCAGTAGTACTTACATCGGCTGGAAAATTTAAAGCAATAAGTGAAACTATGGTAATCAGAAGTTCTCCAGGCACTCCTAGTGGCGGAAACTATACTGAATTAGCTAATGAAACAAGTAGAGATATAGATTGTTCTTTCAACCCAGATGCAAACAGCCAAAGCGGTTCAGTAGATAGCTCTAATGGTCTTACACTGGTTTGCTGGAGAGGAAATAATAGTACAATAAAAGCTACAGTTACTCATTCTGGACAAACTAATGGCTATTTAGCTACTGGTTTAATTAGTGCAGTTACCATAACTACAAATGCTCAAACAGGTAATGACCAGGCTGCCAGTGCTACGGTTGAATATGTAGGAGATAATTATTGGTTAGTTGTATGGGGCAGAGGAAATGCAACTGAAGCTCAATGTAGAACTGTTCAATGGAATGGAGGAGGATTAAACCTTGGAGTAGTAAATAATGTCAGCGCAACTGGTGAAGGTGGTAGTAGATTTGCTGTGCAAAGGATATCTAATACTAGAGCGGCTATTTTCTTTAGATGGGAACAAGGAGGAAACAACAGCAACATAGGTAGAGTATTTTGCCGAATTGTTGATTTCTCAGGTTCTGGGACTAGCAGAACATTCTCCGCTGGTAGCGATGTAAAGATTAGTACGGAGACACAAAATGTTGATTCACAAATTGCATGTGCTTACGATTCAACTAACAACAGACTCATTAGTGGAATTTGTGCAGGTAGTGGTCAGAGTGTAAAAGTTCTAGCTGCAACTGTTTCAGGTAGTTCAGGATCAGGAACTACTACTTGGGGTTCGGAAGTTCAAGCAACTAGTAGCGGTAGCTGTATTGGTCTTGCTTATGACTCAGTAAATAATAAATTATGCGTCAAGTGGAAAACTGGAGATGTTGATACTGATGGTTTCATACTGGCAGCAGTTTTGACTACAAGTTCATCTAATAACACTATAAGTGTAGGTAATCAAGCTCAAGCTGATCACAAGCAAGATCCAGCGGGAAGAAAGGGTCAGGATCTTATAGTTACAGAGGAAGGTTATTTTGTCTGTTGTTACAGGCATGAAACCCAAGAAAGACAATATGTCTTAGGTTTCACGGTTAGTGGTACGACTGTTACTTGGCAAAGCACTCAAGAGCAGGTACATAACTCAGATATGCGTGAGCCAACAATGACTTATGATTCAGTTAAAGATCAATTAGTTTGCATTTGCCAACGAGTTGCTACTACTGATTCTGTCATAGGTGGAAGGATGAATGTCCATAACACTACAACAAATAATAATCAAAATCTTTTCATGGGATTCTCCAAAGCTAATTATAGTGATGGTGATACCGCAACTATTAAAACATTTGGCAACACAGCCACATTATCCAACTTGACACCTGGATCTACCTACTACAATCAAGGAGATGGCACTATAGGTGGCAGTGCTGGTACAGGTACATCTAAAGCTGGAACAGCTTTAACTGCAACAACACTATTAATTAGAGAATCTTGGGTACCTTAAAAAATTATGGCATTAACAAAAATAAGTACAGGCGGTGTTAAAGACTCCGCCATAGCATCAGAAAAAATAGCTGATGGAAATGTTAGACAAAGTGATTTAGATGGAGAATGCGTTAACGAGTCGAAAATTCAGATCTCTAATGCTGGTTCTAATGGACAGTTCCTACAGAAACAATCAGGTAATTCTGGTGGGTTGACGTGGGCTGCTGTTCCTACACAGTACACTCACCCTAATCACTCTGGAGAAGTAACGTCTACAGCAGATGGTGCTCAAGTAATTGCAAGTAATATTGTAGATGAAGATAATTTAAAGATCAGTAACGCTGGTACAAATGGTCAGTACCTACAAAAGCAGTCTGGTAATACAGGAGGTTTAACGTGGGCTGATGTAGCTGCAGGTTCTACACCTGTAGTGATTACAGCAAATAGAACTGCTGTAGCTGGAGATTTAGTAGTAGTTAACGGTAATAGTTTAACGGTAACCTTGCCAGCTAGTCCTAGTGTTGGTAATACTGTAGATGTAAGAATATTAGGAGGTAGGTACTGTACTGTAGCTAGAAATAGCTCAAAAATTGAATCTACAACAGAGGATTTATATGTAGATACTTTTGATGGGTATGTATCCTTAATTTTCGCAGATGCCACACGTGGTTGGCTTATTGCTTCCAACTAACAATTAACAATTAACAATTATGAGATTATCAGATTATAGTCAGTCAGGTGGACGTGGCTTATTTAGAAGAGATCGTAGAATTTACGACAAAACAGGAACTTTTACATTTTTAATACCAGATGGTGTTACTAAAGTATGGGCGTTCGCTATAGGTGCTGGAGGTGGTGGTGCTTACACATCTACCCAATCTGGTATCTTAAAAGGTGGTGAAGGTGGTGGTTATGCGAGTGGTATTATATCTGGTCTAACTCCTGGGGGTACATTGACAGTTACTGTCGGTGCTCACGGAGAAGGCGGTGATGGAATACACACTGAAACTGATGGAGGCAATACCACTTTAGCTGGAGGTGGAACTACCTATTTAACAGCTAACGGTGGTGATAAAGCTCCTACTAGTAAGGTTACTTCAGATAATGGTACTCAAGTCGGGCAAGGTGGGAGTGCCTCAACAAGTGGAGTTACTGATGCCTATACCGCCGCTGGTGGTGGTGGTGGTCAATATAGTGGCGGTGCTGGTATTAATGATATGTCTCCTAGTCAATTATCGTCAGCTTATGGTGGAGGTTCTTCTGGCACACCAAATGGTCCTGGTTGTCCTCCTCCTAGGATAATTATGAAAAAATATTGTGCAGCAGGTGGAGGCGGTTGGGCACAAATGCTTCCTACTTACGATAGATTATGCAACCTAAATAGTGGTTCATGGACATTAGCTAGTTGTCCAACGTCAGGAGCAGGATCTCACACTATACCTCAAATATTTGGAGCAACCCCATCTACAAGCAATACAGGTACTACTGGATGGCAAAGAGGTGGAGACGGCCAAAAAGCGAGAGGAGGTATCTCGTATAACTTGAATGCCGCAACAGGAACAGACAATGACCAATATCGACGATTTCAGCAATTTCTCGTTGACTCAGAAAGTAAATTGCACGGAGAGGACGGAAACCCTAATTGGTGGTTCCCTTGGGAAATCGATGGTGGTGGTGGTGGTTCCCTTAGTCTCACTACATACCAAGTTGGATGGAAAGCTGGTAATGGCGGTCCTGGCGCAGGCGGCGGCGGTGCTTATGGTGAAGGAAGTGATGTATCTATTGCTGCTGGTGGAGACGGTGGCTTTGGTGGTGGAGGCGGTGGTGCCTTAAATACTGGTAATAATAATACTAAGCCAAACCTAGCGTTAGGAGGTAGAGGTGGTAACGGAGGAGGCGGTGGATCCGTCTGGTCTGATACAGGTTCTAACTACGGTACTATTCAAAGTGGTAAAGGTGGAGATGGTGGAGATGGTGCTATTGGGATTTATTGGTAATTAACTAGTGGAAATCCCATCCATAAACTTAGGACGAGGTAGCCTTCCAAGAGCTTTAGACATGCCTAGCGTTAATCTAAAGCAACCAACAGCAGAGATGCCAGTCTTTCCACCGATTGTCATCCCTCCTAGTAACTTAGAAGCTCCAGTTGGAGTAGAACTTCAAGAAGATGAAGATAAAGAAACAGCTCAAACTGAGCAACCTAGTTTAAGAATACCTGTAATAAAAATAGATTTACCCTTACCAACAGCAGAAGTCGTAGCTACTGCTACCTATGCAGCTGTTGCAGCTGTAGCCACTACCACCTTAGCTACACCCTTTTTTAACAAAATTAAAAAACAAGTACAAAAATTCCTACAGAAAAAAGTCGATAAATGGAAGGAAAACCGCCAGAAGAAAAAGGACTCCTCGGAAAGCTGAAAGATGCTGCTGAGGATCAAGAACACCAAATACAAATACTTGGTACATTTGTCAGATTAGGAGTAGTGGTGTGGAGTGGATTCATCATCACGATGAACTACGTAGAATTACCTATGGTTAAGAAATCAGGTAACTCAGATATCACGTTCGTTGCTAGTGTGTTTACGGGAGCACTTGCGACATTCGGCTTGACCACTGGAAATAAGAGTGGTAATAGTAAGCCAACACCCGTAAATTGTCCTATGGTTAAAAAAAAGGAAGAATGAAGAAATGGCTCTTAATCTTCCTACTGGCATCACCCACAGTAGCGAAAGCAGAATTAGTACAACCCAACTTCACCCAAGGGTCGATGAACAGTACAACTACAACTACTCAAGACATAACAGAAGAGATAACAACAACCACCTACGGAGCAGCATTAAACAAATGGTCTGGGGACAATATAACCCATACCTCCGCATCATCAGGAGGCTTAGTAGACAGCGATTCAGTCTTTACAATCCATACAGCTGGAAGCGATTTCTCGTTAGAGGTAGTATCAAGAGCAGCAAGTCAGATAATCGAACTGACAGAAATAGAGCGAACTATAGAAACGGACTCTACTACTGTATCCTTATCAGTCTTCTCTCAGTAGCTCCACTTAAGGCAGCGGAAGGTGAAACAAATAATACCTCTAATCCTGTTGCAGCAGCGACTGGAAATGTTACGAACCAAGCTGTCCAATTTCAGAATAATGGTGCTCCTTCAAGGCAGCACTATGGTTCTGGGGTTAGCTGTAATGGTAGTACCATGACGTTCAGTCCATTCTACATGGGGAATCATACGGTTCCCTTTGATGAGAATATGGACCAGAGAACATATACTATAGCTGAGAACTGGGGAGGACAGGTAAATTTCATGTTTCCATTAGACCGTAAAGGTTTAGCACAATGCAGACGAATAGCAAAACGACAAGAAGAGAAAATGAGGCTTGATTATGAGCTGACTCGTATGCTTAGATGTGCTGAACTCCAACAGAAAGGTTTTATGTTAGCAGAAAATACACGTGTATATAGCATGTGTAATGATGTTGTCCCTATAGTTAAGTATGAACAAGAAAAACAAGCTGCCGTCAAGCAGTATTTAAAAACTGAATGTACTCCAGTTGAGGGAAGAAAACTCCCTTGGCAGAAACAAGAGTACAAATGCCCAACTAACACACAATCTAAATGAGTACATTAAGTGCAGCAATAGCAAAGCAAGCTAAAGAGCAAGCAGCAAAAGCAAAAAAGAAAACAACGAAGAAATAGATGAAAATTAAACTAGCAATCCTAGCTGGCCTTGTCCTAATTGGAGGAGTGACAGCAAATATAGTTAATGGATTCAAAAACTCACCTACTGGACAAGTAGTTGAGCAACTTCAACAACGTAAACAACTCATTGAACAGGTAACAAAATCACCAACACTAACAATCCCCGTAAGCAAATGATCATCATCCAACCTATCCTTATGGCATTTCTCTCCACTACTGCAGTGAAGAATTTGATCATTCAATTACTCGAAGCTTACGCAAACACCACAGATAATACTATTGATGATAAGGCAGTAGAGATTGTCAGACGTAATCTATTCCCAGGAATTAAAGGAGAATGAAGAAGAAAGCCACTGAAGATCAATTTAACGAACTACATAACCTTGTAACAACTGAGTTTCTAAAGCGAGTCAAAAGTGGCGAAGCTTCTACTCAAGATCTCAAAGCAGCCTGTGAATGGCTTAAAACAAATGACATTAGTGGTATTGCTTATGATGGCAACCCTCTATCTAAACTTGCGGCAGTAATGCCAAAGGTAGATCCCGAACTAGTACAGAGCAGACTTTATGGCAGGAAGCACAGCTGAGTATTACAGGAAGAATCCTGGTGCTCGTAAGAAGAGACTAGCACAACAAAGTGCATATCAAAAAACATCAAAAGGTAGTACGATAAAAAAGAATGCTAACAAGCTTAATAGAAAACTAGGTACTTATGGTAATGGTGACGGCAAAGATGCTGCTCACTACCCAGGAAGTACTACTAAGGGTAGAACCCAAAGTAAATCTATTAATCGTAAAAGCAGACTTAAAGTACGCACCGCATGACCCCACTACTACCAACCCCTGATCACTATTTATTTAACCTAATAACCATGACAAGTCCTGATGCTAAGCGGCTCTGGAGAAGAGCTATTAAAGAGCACTTCGATTGTCAATGTGTTTATTGTGGAAACAACTATGAACTTACAGAACTCACACTCGATCATGTCAAACCTAAAACAAATGGCGGCGAAGATCTTACAAGTAATCTCGTACCCGCCTGTCAATCGTGTAATCAAGGGAAAGGTAGCCGTCATTGGCTCAGATGGATGCGTCAAACATTTGGACGTAACCCTTTAAGAGAACAAATGATCATTTCACATATTAATTAATTATGGCACTTAAACCGAAACAGGGAGATACAAAAAAAGTTAACGGTAAAGTATATCGTTATCAAAAAGTAAAAGGAAAATTACAATGGGTTCCACTTTCTGGGGTTAGAAAGGTACTCAGAAAAATTAGAGACATAACAGATACAGCTCCTCAGACTAAATATGAATTTGAACATGGGACAACCCGAAAGAAGAATGCTTATCAAAGAAATAAACTCCTAGGAGAAACTGGATTAAGTAACATCAATCCAAAAGAAGGTAATGCGGTTATAAAAGGAAGAGATGGTAAAGCTGAACGTCTTAACCCTGACTATGGAGTTAAAGGTCAACCAGACAAAGTAGTTAATGAAAATAAAAGAACAGACAAGTTAAGTGACAAACCAGCATCCAAACTAAAGAGTAGGAAGACTACAGGCAGGGACGCAGCTATAAGAAGAAATATAGAAATACATGGTAGAGAGGCAGTAGAGCGTCAGCAAAAGGCACATGAAGAATGGAAGATAGCTAGGAAGAACGGAACCTTAGATGCGTGGGAGAAGAAGTGGCATCCAAATCGTAAAAGGAAATACGGCAAGCTTAAATTCAGAGGGAAGTACAGAGATTAATGGCTAAAAAAGAATTTACAGGTACGGCAACCTATGAATCCCCAAAGGATAAAGCCGATGCTAAAGAATACGCCGACATGAGAAAGGCGAAAGAAGCGTACTTTGAAGAACGAGGTAAGTATGGCAAATCCGTGGCGCGTTAGACAAGGTGAGTACACACTTATAGATGACTCAAGAGACAATAGAAAAAAATTAAGAGATCATCTTACAGCTAAATTTAAAAAAACTGGATTTAGACCTAAAGCTATATATTATGGTAAGGATGGTATAAAACAAAGATTAGGTACTACATCACAGAAAAATATACTAGCTGATCCTAAAAACGAAAAACTTAAGCTAGAGATTAAAGTATCTAACCCTGAGACGAAAAGACTCGCAGATCAGAAGCAGCAAATCTCTCAACATGCAACAAAAGGATTCAACAAAAAGGATATTGAGAAAGTAAGAGTAGATACAGATTCTTATTCTAGAATTGGTCCTGTAGCAAAAAACTTAGGTAAGCTGCAAGCTCATCATGTGAGAATGCTTCAGATGTATAGACCTTTCTTTGAGAATTTATCTAAAGAAGATCAAGCTGCACTAGCTGATTTTGCTTTCGAATCTAAGTATGCACTAGGGGATGATATATCTAATAGAGCTATGTTGAGTGAACCTTTCCATAAAAAGATTCATGATTTCATGAGGGAAAGGGGTTATCAAGTTAGCAGTGCGAAAATAAAGAAAGGTTATAAGTTTCCAGGTGTACCCGACTTGGGTGATACTGTAGAAAGTAGAAAGAATGCTCTCCTACACTTCTTTAAGAACGTACAAGAACCTATAGAAGCTAAGTTAGCAGATATAAAGTTTGATCAGCATGACGCAATCAGACCTATGACTAAGGCTGAGATTGATCAAGCAACCTTTGAGTTTAATCATCCTGATGAACGTCTTACCTTTGACCAACGTAAGGCACGTATGGCAGATTCTAAATGGGACTGGCAACAAAACAAAGTACATAAGAATATCGAAACCACTTCGCTAGGGAGACCTCTCGGTGGTATTGGAGATAAGGTGAAGGTTGGAGGTCTTAGAAGGACTGATCAAGTTTTACAATTAGGTACTAATATTGCTACTGGTAATGTTCCTGGAGTAGCTATTGGAGGTGGTGTCTTAGCTGCCTCTGAAATACTAAAGAACCCTGCTGCACAGAAAGCCTTAGCTGGTCAAATAACTAGACTTGGTGCTTCTAGAGCTGGTAAGACAATGATGAAAACTATACCAGGATTAGACGTACTAATATCTGGTGGTGAAATGATGTCTTATTTAGGCCAAGGTAGATTAGATCAAGCTGGTATTGCCGCGTTAAGTGGTGCTATTGGTTGGATACCTATACTAGGTGATGGAGCATCAGCTGCATTAGATCTAACAAATACAGGTCTTGACATATCTCGATTACAAAGAGGGCAAGGTTTACCAACTCAAACAACTAAGAAGAAGAAAAAGATAAAGTGGGGAAATACGCCTACAACAAGGCTAAAATTAGGTATATGATCAAACATACATGGAGAACCCTTTAGAAGCCTTACAGGCCGATTTCAAGCTGTTTCTGACCGCTTTATGGGAACAGCTTGAACTACCCCCACCAACTAGAGCACAATTTGCTATAGCTGACTACCTACAAAACGGACCAAAGCGTCTCCAGATTCAAGCCTTCCGTGGAGTCGGTAAGAGTTGGATTACTGGAGCGTTCGTCTTGTGGACCTTATTCAAAGACAAAGAAAGAAAGATCATGATTATCTCTGCCTCTAAAGAGAGAGCAGATAACATGTCTATCTTCCTACAGAAACTAATCATAGAAACACCGTGGTTAAATCACCTACAACCAAAGTCAGACGAGGCAAGGTGGAGTCGTATCTCCTTCGACGTACAGTGCTCGCCTCATCAGGCTCCAAGCGTAAAAAGCGTTGGTATTACTGGGCAACTTACTGGTTCTCGTGCAGACCTCATGGTCCTCGACGACATAGAAGTACCAGGAAACAGTATGACGGAGTTGATGCGTGAGAAACTTCTTCAACTCTGTACCGAAGCTGAATCTATCCTCACGCCAAAAAGTGACAGCCGTATTTGCTATCTCGGGACTCCTCAGACTGTTTTTACTGTTTATCGTAAGTTGGCAGAGCGCAACTACCGTCCGTTCGTTTGGCCAAGCCGATACCCAAGAAAAGATAAACTCAGTAAGTACG